CTCATATTTCTATGAGTTACCGGGAACAAAGTCTTGTTCCCCTCCTTAATTGGAGTCTAAAAGCAGATGCTTTTAGTGGATGTGTGTAAGAAGCTGAGGTCTCAGATGTCGCTATCTGAGATAGATCCCGGGGTTAGCACCCCTTGGGAATCTATTGCGACCTAGTAACTTACATAAGTAAGCTAAAAGACAGGCACCCAAGAGGGCGAAAGCTCGTCTTGGTTAACCTGAAAGGAACATCAATTCCTGTTTCATCAAACTGCCTGCGGCCCCTATTAAGGGAAACCGAAGTAGAAAATTGATCTTAATATATATAAAGCTTCTATCACAATAATAAACTTACTGCGACAAAGGCTCTTATACATTAAGAGGTCATTTTCTTGGCATAATTCTGTAAAAAGAATTACCAGATTATTCGTCCCACTTTTACAAGTGGTTCGAATGTCATCTGGGGGTTTGAGAACTCCATTGATTCGTTCCGTGATGGTTCTTCTTAATCGGTTTTACTACCTTTCGAAGACAAATGGAATAGGGTATGTGGCCCGGTATATGAAGGCTTGCTCTCTCTATATTATGAAGCATGTTGCAGCTGAGAAATCAGTTGTTCATTCTTCATCTTATGGATTAAGAGTTAGTCTTTCGTGTAGCGGATTACCACGTATCTTACCTATTTATCTTCGAAGATGTATCGCTGATAAGAAGGTCTGAGCAATTAGATCGGTATTAACTTTGTTAAACTTGTATCGTGTACTGCCTTATCCTGGAAAAGTTAAGTTATCTACTATAACTGATCCTTGATCTGGTAGTATTGATCGAAGTTTTACAAAATTTATACCAATCTTCTTCTCTCTTCTTCAAATTCCTAAATTTTCTTTCGTTTGACATCCTTATGTACTTAGTGCAAAAGGATCTCAATCATCTAATATGTTTATGAACACTATTAGACGAGGAAAGAAAGTTTGGGCATGATCTTCTGGAAACTCTACTTCAGGTTTTCTTAATTCTTTATTTGCTTTGCGTTCAAATGGTCCTTTATGAGGTTCAGTTGAGTTTTTCTTAACTAAACTTCCTGGATCAGATTCAGTACGTGTTACTAAGGCTTGGCTATCGTTAAAAACGATCGCTGATGCTTTAGTTAACGTTCCTGGATTTGTCCGTGGGATCCATCTTGGACGTCTTGCATATAAAGAAGAACCTGGTAAAGTTCGGGTTTTCGCGATGGTAGATTGTATGACTCAATGAGTCTTACGTCCACTACATCTTTACCTATTTGATATCTTGAAAAAGATTCAAACTAGATGAGGATGTGATGGTACTTTTGATCAAGATAAGGCGGTTGATCATCTTCGCGTTTTAATGCGAGATAATCCTCTTGCTTTTTCTTTTGATCTTAGTGCTGCTACCGATCGATTACCCTTAAAGATTCAAATATTGCTTTTGAATTTCATACATCCTAAATTAGGTGATCATTGATCTAACCTATTGGTTAATCGTGATTACTTAATTCCTCCTAGAAAAGGAGAGGTTCTTCCAACTAGCGTTCGTTACGCTACTGGTCAACCTATGGGTGCATTAAGTTCCTGAGCAATGTTGGCCTTGACTCATCATTTTATTATTCAGTTAGCTGCATATAAAGTTTATCACCTTAATCAGTGATTTACTTTATATCTCGTTCTCGGGGATGACGTTGTCATTCTCGATAAGAGAGTTGCTACCGAATATTTAAAATTGATGCGTCAACTGGATGTTGGAATAAATCTTTCTAAAAGTTTGGTATCCCCTATCGGGTATGCCGAATTTGCAAAAAGATTTGTCTCTCATCTAGACATATTATCTGGTTTTTCGCTAAAAGAGTTTTCTTCTTTATACGGATCTTGAGCTTCTGTTTTAGCTCTAGTTCGTTCAAAGTCGATTTCTCTTTTCGCGTTTTACAGATTATGTGGTTATGGATCTTTTTCCAGTGGTAACCTTCCATCCCTTCTTAGTTCTAAGTGAAGTGTAAAAGGTTGGCTTCGTGCTGCCTGAGAGGTTGTCTCTCTTCCGTTAGGGGTTCATTTCTTTGTTGAAACGAATCCTTTAACAAGAAGGAAGATCCTCTATGGGCCACAGGCTCAACTATCTTACATGGCTTTCGGAATTCTTACGAATTTCCGAAGTCGACTTGAAACTAAGTTGGCGCAATGGAAAGTTATTGACAGATCATTAGTTGATCATCAGTTATCCCGTCATCTTATAGTTTCAACTCTTCGAGTTCCCAGTAATTTTGAAATTATTGGGGCTAGAAAGTTGGCTAATAGATGATTGGATGAAATGTTACTTCCATGATCTCAAGATTTCGAGGCTGACGTTCGTAAGAAACTATCTTTAGTTTCTCCCGACGTTTACCTTGTTCTTGTAGAAAATTTGGAAAAACATGTATGGAACATCTTTATAGATACTCCATTCTGATCTCAATTGGTTTGAGGAAGAAGAGAAGGATTCCTTCGTGATGCAAAGAAGTGGTTATCTGAGGTTTATCCTCAGAGTATTCATGCGTATAATGCGGATCAGATTCTTCGGTTTTTAATCGAAGATCCGGCCACATGAACGTCTGAACCCACTGATTTGTATCCGAAGGGTCTTGCTCATATGTTTGCTACAGTCCCCTCTGAAGGTATAAAAGAACAGGTCATCCGTGAAATGAGAGGTTTCTCTCAGATCACTGACTTTATCTTTGTTTGCTATAATCAATATTTTGTTAAAAATTTATTGATTAAAGCTCCAAAGCCAAAGCCAAAGATGCCTCGTTTCTTCTAGCCTTCTGAGGGCAGGCTATAGTGGGCGTCATTACTGACATTCAATCTAGTTCTACTCTTATCCATGACTGGATAAGGGGTCCTATCGATTCCTTCCAAGGAAAGACGATAATGGTGTAGGTTTGTCCTCAGTAATCTGCAGATATTGAAGTTAGGTGTTGGAATAAGATTCCTCTACCTTCACTATCATAAGATATACGCATCAAAATACTCTTTCTTCATGATTGTCTCTTGCGGTGAAAAGACCACATGATCAATCGGAAGAATCAAGCGTTTCAATTGACCTCGTGTAAGAGGCTGTATATCTAGTAAAATCTTCAGAAATGAGGAGGGTTCTAGATGAATAAGGTAGATCGGA